TCGGTAATAACAATTAATCTTTCAATAGACAATACTTCACTAAAATCTGGAACATCATTTTCTATCTGTAGTGATACTTCTTCTTTTCATAAAGCAACTGGTATAAGTTCTTATAATACGGGTATTACGACTACAGTATCTACAGCAACCACAAGTCATTCATTAAATCTAAATGTTTCGGGTATAAGTTCTTATAATACGGGTATTGTAACTACAGTATCTACAGCAACCACAAGTCATTCATTAAATCTAAATGTCTCCGGCATTTCCTCATATAATACGGGTATTGTAACTACAGTATCTACAGCAACCACAAGTCATTCATTAAACATTAATGCTTCTGGTATAAGTTCTTATAATACGGGTATTGTAACTACTTTTGCGGAAGGTTTGTATTCATCATCATATCATCCAGAGTTTGAGTTAAGTTTTTATCTAGAACCCACCTCAATAAAGTTAAAAAACAAAAGTTCAAACCATTTATCATACCTCAACTTTTCTGCTGACCCACAAGAAAAAAATATATACTCCGTCATTTATAGGACTTTTTCTACAAACTCTACTCCTATATCATTATATCAAAATGGTGTTTTGGTTGCCAATTCCGATCAACAATCTGGAAGCAGTCAATTTGAGAATGTTGGGATATCGTTATTTAATATTGGCAATAGTCATTATTCACAATATGGCATACGATTTATAAATGCATATAGTAAAGAATTGACCGAACAGGAACTTTTACTCATAAATAATCTAAAAACTAATTAAGTATTATGGCGATTACGAAAAGAGAATATACGATAAATCCTTATTGGAACTCAAACGAATTGTTGGATGTATTAGAAACTGCCCTGGCAGATGTAGGTTTTCATGCACCAACACAATCTGGAACTATTTTAACTTTTACGAATACTGCGGGAACTACAATTGCAGGGCAAAAAGGAAAGAGATATCTTGTAAAACAATCAGCAACAAGTGGTAGTGGTGTTTATGCTACTTTTGATATTGTTAGAAATGCTGCAACTGGTGCTGTTGCTACCGTAACTCTTGTGAATGGTGGTAAAGATTATGCCGGAACTAATACTGTTACAATTGCCGGTGCTGATATTGGTGGAGTAACTCCAACTGATAACATTACAATTACTGTATCTACAGTATCTGGTGCTCAAGGTTCAACCACAACTTGGTATGATAAGGATACTGCAAATCCTTATACTTGGGGAATTTGTTGTGTGAATAATGATGAGACCAAAAAGATGGGTCAAACTTATTATTCATTTCAAATGCCAGCAAACCCATCTTTTGCTCCTACACTTTCAATTAAATCTGGTGCTGGTTTCCAATCTACTACAAATGTCTTTAACGGCGTAAGCACATTGGATTTTATTAATAATACTCCAAGTGCAGTAAACGCATTATTTTCTCAAGTTATCTCAAGAACAAACACAACACCAATTCGTCTTGTAACATTTCAATCTGGTATTGACCCAAATTTCGTAGCATTTCAATTCTCGGATGTGGAAAAATATGGAGATGTCTTCCGAGATCCATTCATTCTTTCCAAGTATAATACTGCCACGCAACCTTGGAGTTTAGAAGATTGTTTTACTGGTGCAGTATATAATATTGGTAGATTAGCAATCGCAAACACTGCTGATACGCAAATACAGATTTCTACCTTAGCGAGTTCTATGCCTAAGAGATGTGGTGAATGGGGATATTCAGGATGGCCTTCTGTTGTTGCAAGAACTATTTTTGGAATTTATGAATCTGTTTTTGGAAAGAGAATGAATGCTATTGCAAACTTAAATAACCTTAATCCATCAATTTACCAAAGATCATTAAATGACTTGGTGCATGAACCTTTGGAGTATAATCCAGTTATTACAGGACTTCCGATTTGTCATACTATGATTCCAGTTCCATACTATATGCCGGATGATTTTGGAATTACCGAAATTCTTGGTACTAATACCATCGCTCATAGAGATACCATTAAAGTTGGAAGTACAACTACTTGGAGAGTATTGCAATATGGAAACAACCTAAACGCCGCTACATATAATTCTGCTTTGGCATTTGTCTGTAAAATTGTAGATTGAGGAAAATAAAATGATTAAATGGAACAGTAATTTCAATATTGTAGATTCAACTATTCAACTTGCCGAAGCATTTGTAAAAGTGGTTGATTATAAAAATATCAATAATCATTCTACTGTAAATGTAAGTATTGCTGATGAAAGTGGAAATATTATAATAAAAGAATATACTAAAGAGTTTGATAGAACCTTTGAGAATGTGGATGAAATTTATGGAGAACTTCTATTAGATTATGAAGACGCAGAAATTATAAGTTAAGACACTTCTCAAACCGTCCACCAGACCCTTCACGGGGTCCTTTTTTTATGCTATAATACTTTCATACACACAGAAACCTGATGACTATAGACGAACTCTTTGAGATTGTAACCAAGATGATTGCGGAACCTCATTCACAAATTTGCGAACACGACAAACGCCGTGCTATTCAGGTATTTCTTGCCTTTGATGAATTTATGATGGAGAATGTGCCCGAGTATTGTGCTGATACGGCGTTGGGCGAGGTTGATTTTGGATATTATGCTTCGGGTGTTTTGGATGAACTGGAAGGAAAATGAAAAAGTGGTTTGAAGATGCTTATTGGCACTGGCGTAATGTATTCTATTTTAGATTTGTTGATTATAATGACAACATAGACCGACTGGCATTTTTTTGTGAGATTTCCTATGGTTGGTATCAAATGTATTATAATGATGAACTGGAAGGAAAATGAACCTACTTCAAAAATATAAGAACTACACTCAAAAAGAATACGATAAGTATGTAGATTTTTATGATTTCAAACCTCATTTTCGGTGGAATCCCTTTGATACAAACAACGATTTTGTATATGATAATAAGAAATGGTATGACTTTCTTTGTGGTTGGATTGGTGTAGGATATGCTTGGGAAGCATATACATATTGGATGAGAGATATGAAGTATTCTTATAAACTTCCTAATGCTTTCTGGACGGAATTGAGTAATGGGTGGTGTGAAATGTATGAGTGGAAAAAATGAACTTTCCAGTATTCATAAACAAGTGGATAATCAGCAACAAGTATCTCCGTTATCATCCCATATGGTGGTGGTATCGTTTGATGTCTCACGAAGGATTTAGATTTGATGACTATCATATCTGGAAGGAGTTCTGGTATTCTATTAACTCTGGATGGTGTGATATGGAGTATGATTGGGAGTTTGAGAAGTTCTGGGGTAAGGGTGCCAAAGCAGAGCAGATTGTACTACACCGAGAAGATTATGATGCTATTGTAGAAATGTTGAATGAACCGCCAAATGCTGCTATAATGGAGAGGTTGAAAGAACTTATGAACCGTAAAGCACCTTGGGAACAATGATTATGAAACTACCTACTAAAGAAGAACTAATTCACCTTAAAATTCAAGCAGCGATGCGTGAGAATGTATTTGCCGAAGACCAAATGAAATATCTTGGAGAACGTGCAGGGCATCACTGGTATTTGATTGATGGGCAGCACGAAGTATCATCCGACCAACTTGAAGATTTTGAGGTGGTAGAATGAATAGACTTGATTACTACCGTGCCGTGCTATTTGGTGTGGTGATTGGTATGGTGTTTATTACTGGATTTTATGTGTTTATAAGTCCGGGAGAGAATGTAAAACCAGCAGAGGCATTAGATTCTAAAGGTAGTTTTACCGTAGTAGACAATTACAAAGGATGTGATGTAGTCCAGTGGCATTATAGTATGCTTGCGGAGTATAAGTATTTCTTAGTCTGTGACAACAAATGAAACTAAATAATACTAAAGATATTCTTGAGTATTATGTTTACCGCCGACGATTATTTCAATATCACTAATGCACATATTCTCAACGAAAATGTGAATCATTTGGATGAGCGTAAAGTTGAACCAGATGAGAAACTTCCATCAGGTAAAACTCCAAATGAAAAGATGGAAATAGCACAAGGAAAGCACGGTGCAAACTACATGCTTACTCCTGGAAGAGGAAGAAATAATCCAGCGAGAGATTCACATTTTTCCAGAGGCAGTAAAGTTAAGAAAATTGCCGATATTATAAAGTCAGGAGAAGATCCTCGCAATTCACCACAGGCAGGTGTGGGTTGGGGTAATGATGCAAGAAAAATTGGTCGCCCTGGTGTCAGCACTGCCGATAGAACCAGCAAAACTCAAAGAAATGATGATACTGATGCAAAATCAACACATACACAAGGTGGATTGAGAGCACATAAAACCAGAGCAGGTGGTTATAGAACAGTTACAAGAAAAGAAGAATATGAATATAATGAATTACTCAAGTTTCTGTATTTTGAAGGATATGCTGATTCTTATGCAGAAGCAGAAGAGTTATTAGAATCAATGAGTAATGATGAGTTTGAAGACTTATGTGAAAAGAAACTTGCTCATTCATTTCCTCTCAAACCATCAGAGAAAAGATCTGTAGAAAATATAAAAAGAATGAATGATGGAGATTTTAGTGTTTCTCCTGGTGGAAGATCATCCACAGAAACAAGAACAAAATCAGCATCAAAACCCACACCAAAAACAACAAAAAGAAAAACTGATCTGAGTAAGGTTATTATCGCTCAGTATCTTTATGTTGAAGGATACGCAGATACCATTGAATCTGCTGAACTGATGGCAGAGGGTATTAGTTCAGGATGGGTGGAAGAGATTCTTGATGAAAAGCATGTGAAGGCAATGGATACTACTGGTAGAGGTCCAGATCATCGTACTCGTTTTCCAAAATTCAAAGGAAAAGATGATGAATTTGATCCAAAATTTACCCAACAAAGAGTAAAAAGTAACACTAAAAAAATAGATCCTTACTTTTCGGGAAGAAAAGAAAGAAAAGACGAAAAAAGACAAGGAACTGGTGGGTTTGGTGCATGAAAACATTCTCTGAGTTTATTGCAGAAGGTAAAAAGAAATCTAACCTTCCACCTAATGCGGTTCCCGATCCTGAAGATGGACATAGAGAATATACTTTAGCACCTCATACAGGTTCAACAAAACCACTCAAGAAAGTAAAGAAAATACTAAAACTACTTAAAGACCAAGGTGGTATTGGTGGAAAAGCAGTTCAAAAAGCAATGAAAAAGAAATGAAAACATTCTCCCAATTCATTACTGAGGCAGAAAAAACATTAAAAATGGTGAGACTTAAGCACGGTACATCCTCTGATTCTGCCAGGGAGATTAAAAAGTCTGGATTTAAGGGGGATGAGGTTCATACATCTACTAATACAAATACTGCTCGTGGATTTGGTAGAAGATATGATAAGAACCCTTCTGTAATTACGATGTTGGTTTCAAAGAAGAAGATTAAAGATAAACCAGAAAAAGGTGCAAGTGCAGTAAAGACTCAAGGTCAACGAGGTACTGATGCTCTCGGAAGAAAGCATTATTCAGTTGCAATGGATCCAGAGTATGCATCTAAAAGAGTTGTAAATACTACAGGAACAGTACAGAAACCAAAGGTGCCGAAGAGGTTTAGATAATGATAATTGAATCTAGTTCGGAATTACATAATTTTTTAAACAAAGAACTTTCTGTGGAAGTTAAATTGATGAAGAATTTTCGTCAATATAATACAAAAGGTGAATATGCTGAGAATAAATCTGGTCAAAAGATCACTTGGTTGGGAATAAAAGAGACTGCAACAAAAACAAGATTTGATTTAAGAGATGATGTAGAAAAAATTCTCAAAAATCGTATTTCATATGAGATTAAATCAACACCACAATCATCATTTCCTTTTGTTCTTATTACCACCAAATCAAAAAAAGAGGTGCGTATTATCTTTAAAAAAAAGAATGGATTAGATGATTTAAATTATGAGTGTTGGAATGAGAAACTAAAGGAACTGGTGGGTAAAAACACAATTGCATCAAATAAACTTAGAAAACCAACAGATAAAAACGAACAAAAAGTACTCACGGAAATAAACAGTTCAATTTCTCGTATCGGTGAAGGTAGTCCAATAACTCTTAAAATTAAAAATAAAAATTATAAAAATATTGTTGGGTTTATTCCTGGACCACATATGAAAAAAGCAGATTTTGTTGGTGTAACTGATAAAGGAGAAGAAATATGTTTTATTTCATATAAGGCAGGAAGTTCCGCAAATGATTTTCAGCAATATGCAGGAATCACCGAAAGATCTGGACTGTTTAATGATCCTGAAGTTGCAAAGTTTCGTAAGGATGTAGTTGAACAATTATCAAAAGAACCATTGGGATCTGAAGCATTATATCGACCTATTACTGATAATCGTTTAAAAAATAAGGCAATCTTTGGAAGTCAATATGGAAGAAGAATTGGATATGATAATGTTGCATTTATTGCTCAAGGAACTCCATCTCTTGTAAAAATAAGAACAAATGTAATTGAACTTAAGTTTCCAGTTCTTATTCGTGCGGGTAGTCTTGCGTCTCTTCCAAATGGATATGAACCCATATTAGGAGTGAGAAAAGGAGAGGCATATCGCAAAATCAAATACAAAAATAAAACTGTGCAAGGTAGAGGTGGTGTCTGGACTTCAAAGTATATGAAAGATAGAAACTCAAAAGAGATCTGAACCACTTCCTAAACTGGCACACACCCCCTTTCCAGATGCCCATGTGTGCCCCTATAATAGTGAAGTATTTACACCTTATTATGAGCACTCTTAAAGAACGACGGAAAAATGAAAACTGGTTGTATCTGCTAGTTCCAGAAAATGAACTTGCTCATGCAAAGACAGGATCTGGACCTTGGCGTGGTTGGGTTGGAATGACGATGGGAAATCGTAAGTATCATAAGCAGGCATATAAACTTACGCAAATAGACTCTATGATTGATATCTCTGGACTTACGGATAATGATGTTCACGTCATAATGCGATCTCGTCCAGTATCTATTCTTAAGAATATTGAGTCTCATCTACTTGCAGGTGAGCATAATCATGGTTCAGCTGAACTTTTTGAATTTTATTGCACCTTAAAAGAAGGATACGCACTGATTAATGAATGTGCAAGAGATGCCAAAAAAATAACATTTGGTAAGATGATTTTAAAGGATCAAGTAACATTTAATGCATATCCCTACCAAGAAAAGTTTAAACTTAAATTCTGTGCTCATACTGGTAATTATTTCTTGCTTGCCATGAAGTGTCGCAGTGGTAAAACTGCTTCATCTTACTATGCAATGCAGTCAATGGGTTATCAGAAAGTTCTTGTGATTTGCTATTACAGTTCTCCCATTGATGGTTGGGAAAGTGATGCAATCACCTTTAACTTTGGACGTACTCCCATCATGGCAAACAACGTTACAAATCCATCTTGGGACCGGCAAGTTAGAGCTTGTCTGGAAAGTGGTGAGCACTTTGCTCTGATTGCAACTGCTCAGTTCTTTGCTGATGAACGTAAGAATCTATCCCGTCTTACGGAGGTAATTGATAAGTTTGATTGCATTATTCTGGATGAGTGTCATTATGGTGGTACTTCGGTCAGTCTGAATAAGTTCTTGGAGAATTATCCAGGAACAAGAATTCTTGAGGTTTCTGCAACTCCATTCCGTGCCTTTGTTGAGTGTGATCCAAATGATGTATTCATTCATTCCTATGCAGATGAACAGCGGGCAAAGAAGAATGGTGAGGCATGGGCACAAGATAAACCCGAAATGAAACTCATTACAAAAGTGTATAATTCTCCAAGTGCTCATGCAGCATATCCCGGATACACCTCAGACCGTATTGGATGTATATTTAGTCTGAATGCTCCAAAGGTTGAGGATGCAACAAATTTCCTCGATGAGACTTGTGTTGAAGAGTTTGTCACAGATTTATTTGACCGTAAGAACAGAAGTCGTCATGAATATGCTCTCTACTATTCAAAGCATATTGTGGCATCTATGCCATCCAATCTATCCTGTGTGCTTTTTGCAGAAGTTCTCAAGAGAATGAATGTTGAGTACGTTCCACTTGTCATCAATGATGGTAAGACAAAGACTCAAGACATCATTAATCACTGCAAAAAACATGAGAAAACAATCTGCCTGACCTTTATGGGGAATGTTTGTGGTGTTACCAATCCCTATTGGGATACTGCATTGTTCCTTCATGACTATCCTTCTGCACAGAATTGGATTCAATTTGCTTTCCGTGCTGGTTCGGTAAAGAATCGTAAGTTCTTTACCGTGATTGATTTTGCACCAACACGCTCAATTCGTTCACTGTATGACATGATCGCAATTGGACAATCTGATGAAGATATTGCTGATGGTGTAAGTGTTGTCCGTACTATGACGGATATTATTGATATGAATGCCTTTCATGAAAAGTGCGTGAAGTGGACTCAGGATGACATCATTAATCTTCTTGCAAAAGATCCCGAAGATCTTGGTAATAATCTTGGATCTCTAAAAGTTAATGTTGACATGGAGGATAACCAGGTACTGAATAATATTTTACAGATTCTTTCTGGTTTGCAATCATCCAATTTTGTTTCTGGATTTGAGGATGCTGTGATTTCGGATAACGAAACGTTTAACAAATCAAATGTTAAGATTGAGCGTAATGGTTCTCAGACATCCACAAAAAGTCTGGAGAAGGAATTGGAGAATATGGTAAGAGAAATGAAACGTTCGATTGTCAATGCGGCATTTGTTGCTGAACTTGATGATCACAATTCCAGCAATTTACACTCTCTTTTAGAATATCCAAATCTAGATGAAGTTCTGGATATTAGTCCCAGTGACATGTTAAACTTAATTGAACGTGACAAACTTTTTGGTCCCAATGGATTGAGGGTTTTGAATGTGGATCTTTCTGAAGTCAGTATGGGAATCCGCAAGATCATTTCCAATTCTCAAACTTGCGCAGATTGCGAAGGTATGCTAAAATTAACTGATAGACTATTTCATGCTCAAAAGCATCGTCCTCTACCAAACTCTTTGATTTCCCAATTTCATGAATGTCTTGCCGAATAACTCACCCCTTAACAGATCTTTCCTTTTGATTGATGCGGGTTGTAAGTTTGCTCTAAACCTAATTCAATCAAAAGTTTCTTCAAAAGACATCACTATTTGGGAACCAGTAGAAAGGTATTATGCTTTTGCAGAAAAGTTGCAAAGAATATATGGTTTTAATCTAGTAAAGGAGGTTCCTGTGATTCAATTTGAGGTAACAATATCCAATCCACCATACTCTCTGGATTCTCATAATACGGGCAGTAGTGCCTATGAGGATTTTGTAGAGAAGCAATATCAACTAACCAAAGATAATGGTTTGATGATTGCAGTACACCCTCCTGGTCTGAGAAAACCAAACAACTCACACCGCAATCTATTGATTGACAATCAGGTGGAGAAACTGTCCATTCACTCCTCTGTGGAGGGCAGGAAGACCTTTAAGGCAGGGACGCCTTATGATTGGTATGCTCTTCACAAGACACCCCGTACAGGACCGACACAGGTGCGTTTTGAGGGGTCTGAGAATTGGACTGAGGTTGACTTTCGGGATTATCCTTTTATTCCAAACCATAGTCTGGATATTCTTCAGAAATACCTGAATACTGATTCATCCATTCCTCGTCTAAATCCACAAATTGGAAGAGCATGGCGTCACATTTGCCGTTCAAAGACTTATGATCCAATGATTCCTTTTGAAGGTGCATTTGTGAGCATCAATAAGACTAGTACATCAGGAAAACTGAATCTATGCTATAATAAGACACAAGAACCAGAAGCAACAAAGAAAAAGGTTGTGTTCCGTGAAGGTGGAAACTTCTACCCATATTATGATGATGGTAAATATGGTGTGTCTGATAATTGTATGTTTATTGTAGTGGACTCAAAAGAAGAAGCAGATGATATTATTGAATATTTGAATTCACAAGAAGCAGATAAGTATCGTAGGGCATGTCAAATTAGTGGTGGGTTCCGTACAGTTTGTGATATGTTAAAAGTTATACCAAATCCGCATTATGTCAAAAAAGGTTAAGAATGTAGGTTCTGATATTGAAAGAACAAAAGAAAGAATTGATAATACTGGTGAAGTTTTTACTCCACCAGAATTAGTCAATGAAATGTTACATGAAATACCAGTAGAAACACTCAAGAATCCAGATTCTAAGTTTTTAGATTTTTGTGCTGGTTCCGGTAATTTTATTGTACGTCTTAAGGAACTTTTATGTTTGTATCATTCAGAAGAACACGTTTTGAACCATATGTTATATGCAATTGAATATCAGAGCGATAATCATAAGGAACTCTGTGATATTCTTGGTGTATCAGTAAATCACGATCATTATGTGTGTGCAGATGCTCTCACGTATCATTATAAGTTTGATGGAACTCCTTCTGAAATTACACTAGATCTTTATTATAACTGAACCACTTGAAGAACTGGCACAGACACCCCTTCAGGGCACTCAAAACCCTGTATAATAACAAGGTAATCAACGGACACCTCTCATGGTCACTGATACCACTCAAGACAAGCAAATCCGTCGTTCTATCATCAAGCAGGTAGAGAACATGGATCTGCGTTTGCTTCAACGAATTGCCTACGAGGTTCGCTGTGAGGAACTGGGTCTTCATGCTGACTCCTGGAAACTTTACCCTGAGGAAAACTAATTATGACTACTGATACTGAACTGTTTGTTGAAAAACTCAACGAACTTCGTATGACTCCAGAAGAACGTAAACTTAAAAAAGCAAAGGAACTGGGAAAAGCATTTGGTAATGTAATTGCTGACATTATTTTTCTTCTGCTTGTTCCTACAACCATCTGGGCAGTTCTTACCTTTATCTTTGCTCTGAATATTGCCTGGGTAAAAGTATTTGGTGCTTATTTTCTGTTTAATCTGTTCAAGAACATTATCATCAAATCTTTCAAAAAATGAAAACAAAAATCACACTTGAAATTGACAAAGTACCAGAAGGAGTTGCAATTAAAATTCTTTCTCGGGCATTAGATCTATACAACTTTCATCATGAAGAAGAAATGGGCGAATCTGATATAGAAGAATATGTTGCTATTTCTGATTCAATTTTTAGTTGTTATACTGATTGGTATATCAAATCTGGAGTTATGAATGTTGAAGATTCTATGCACCCACCTTCTACAAATTCTGAATATGATGATATAGATTCAGAACATCTTATGACATGGTTAGTTGATTCTGGAGCATTGAAATTTAATGAAGATGGATCTCCGGATTTTATGGGTATGAGAAGTCCCGAACTTATTATTGAACAAGAGAAGAAGGCAAAAGAAAATGAGTTACTTTATAATAGTGGCAGAGAGAAGTATAATAAGTTTCTAAAATCACTTACACAAGAAGAAAGGAAAGTTTTAGAAATATGAAAATACCAGATCTACAAATGATAAACATTCTTTATGGAGAACAAACATTATGACAATCTTACTTTGGTACTTTGGCGGAATGATCACCGCACTTGTTTTTAATTATGCATTACATCAACCGAATAAGGATTATGAAGAGAAACTGAAAGAACTGGAAGATCGTCTTCATCGTAACTCTGGACACAAAAACTAAGATGACCTACCAATGCCCTAGATGCTCCACCAGAGTAAAAGATTGGAATGGTGATGATCCAAAATGTGGTTTTGATGAGAATGGAAACTTTCTTGAACATAACTGGAACTGCGATACATTAAATGCACTTCGTGAGATAGCAGAAGAAAATGCAGTATTCTCTGATAATCAAAACAAGGTATCTGTCATTCAAAGGTATGATGTAGGACATGGTATTCTCTCATGGTATAAGAGTCGTGGACAAACTGATGATTTCCGTGATGGATACTTTGATCGTGGAACACTTCATTATGCTCAACAACTTCTGGGTGATGTAGAACCTGATAGTAATGGTTGGGATGATTAAGAGTTTTCTATGGCATACATTGTCTTCTTGAGACCAAATCTATTGATATATTCATTCAATGATTCATTTAAGATTCCATGAAAGAACTCATAAGTGTCAGGTACAGGAATACCCTTCTTAATTGCAGATAGGTGTACTAGTTTAATGTATTCACTGAGATCTTCATTTAGTTCAAGTCTATCAGTGTCTAATCCTATTACACCATCTCTTTCTTTTTTTCTTCCTAACCATTCTAGGTTCTCAAGAGCATTATTGGTTACATCACCATCCTTATGTCTTATACCCCAAGAGTCAGTATGATTAGGAAGAAAGGCAGCTGCTACAATACGATGAACATAGAATCCTTTAGTATTACCTTTACCATCTGATAGTCTTATTACTTGATAAGATTTACCTTTTCCTGATAGAGAATTTGTTCTTAATTTTCTTGAGTTCTTATATTTGTGAGAGTATATGTCTCCATTCATATCAACATAGTAAAAGTTATAGTTCTCCATTCCTTCTATCTTAGATACCTCTTTTCTAGATGTCTCCATACACTCAAGTTTGATATACTTTTTTTATGTAGGTCATAGTATGAGCAATTTTGTGTGTAATTGGAGACAATTCATACCTGTGGAAAACCTGTGGAAAACTATTGGGTTCGGTGGAAAACTTTTCTTATGATCTTATACTAGCATAAAGATCTTATGAATCTTATGGTTCTTATGTGTATATTATGATTCTTATGGTTCTTATGTGTATATTATGATTCTTATGTTCTTAAAATACACCAGATTCTTATGTGATCTTAGAAGTATTATTATACCATAAGACCTCGTTTTTGTCAAGACCCCGCCGAAATTTTCCCAGACCCCCGACATAAAAATCCACATAAGACCTCAAAACCACACATAAGACTTGACAGAATCCTCATAAGGTCTTATAATATACCAAAATTCACATAAGATCTCACAGTTCTCATAAGACTCACATACATACTCTCAACACCCTTGACAGATCCTCTAGATCATTCTATAATACATTTAGATCAATCACACGGAGTTCTTATGTCAGTTGCATTTCTTCAAGCGCAAAAGAAAAAAGTCAGAGTGACCTTAGAGTTTGATGTATTTGAGGATTTTAATGCCAAGGATATTGACTTTGAGAAGGTATTTGACCTAGAACCTGCTGAGAAGGTAGAGGCATATGTAGAGGATTTTAGTATCTGACACATAAGGATTGCTAATGGTTCTAAGGGTTGACAGATCCCCCTAGAACCCTTATATTACATTCGTTACACACCACTGAAATCTCATGAGCACCAGGTCACGCATTGGTATTGAACTCAAAGATGGTTCAATTCTGTCTGCTTATCATCACAGTGATGGTTATCCTTCTTGGTTGGGACGCATTCTTAACACACATTACAACAGCAAAGAACTTGCTGAAGAACTCATCGACGGTGGTGATATGTCTTCTGCTTGGACTAATGAGCGTTGGACTAATGATTTGTTAGATCGTCATAGGGAAAAGTATGGTCCCAACTATTACTCTTATCGTGGTGAAGATTCTCCTCCTCGTTTAGATGCTGACCTGTGTGAGTATCTGCTTCCTGATGGTAGTGAGGAATATGCTTATATTTTCCGTAATGGAGAATGGGTATGTTACGATATGCATCAGTTTGAGGACTCTAAACTACCTGAAGTGGTAGAGATTCCTGCTTGTGCTCTTGCGGTGTGACAGTTTAAGAACTGGTCTAAGGGCACTGGATTTGCTCTGGTGCCCCTGTTACATTACATTTGTTACACACCACCAAACCAATGCGAACCGTTTACACTCACTCCGAAAAGTCCCTAAGGTTCACTAATCACGCAAGAACCTGGTGTATTATTCTCAACACTTATAAGAGGTTTCATCCTAAGTGTACCTTCAAAGAGATGTCAGAAGCATTCAATTTGAGTCAAACTAGCACTCGTAGGTATTACTATGGTGTTCACCACGTTAATCTAGGAATGTTTGGTTGTGGTTACAGTCAAGTCCGTCAAGGTGCTTGTGTGCCACTTTATGAACTGGTCTAAACACTCTTGAAACCACCTCCTGGTGCCCTATATTAAGTGCATCGGGAGGGAAACCAACCGTCAACCACCACACTTCTAACAATGACTATCACACTTTCCGCCACCTATAAGGAAACACTGACTCCTGAGATTGTTGAGATCGTTGACAATCTTGTTGAGAATGATTACGATTTGGAGAATATTCTCATTGTCCTAGATTACTTTGGCGAAGAGTATCAGAAAAACCTGGAAGAAATTATTGAGGTTCTTGAGGATACTGATTCTTCCAGGAGTGATCTTTATGATTACATTGAGGAGCACGGTGTAGATAATCTAGAATACTTTGAGAAGTATTCGGAACTGCGGGATGATCACGATCCTGCTGCTGTGGATGCTTTCATTTCACTCTATGATCTAAGTGGTCTGGAGGATTTTGAGGATGCTTATGAGGGGCAATTTAATCGTGTGGAAGATTTTGTAGAGCATTATATGGAAGTAAATGATGTAGAGATTCCTACTTGGATTTGTGTAGACTATGAAGCAACTTGGAACTGTTCTCTACGTCACGATTATTGTGAAGAGAACGATTATTACTTCCATTCTAACTTGTGAATCATAAGGACTCTTTATGAGTCCTTTTTTTATGTTTTGTTTCTTATTATTTCATTGCAGGTTCGGTGGCGACCTTTTACATCTAGTCCTACATCAGACCTCGTTTGGTTGTGAATACATCATAAGGCATGAGAGAGTCCTTATGTGAAGATGCTGTGCCACTTCTAGAACTGTACCAGAGGCACCTAGAAGCGCCTGTAAGACCCCTATACTACAGGAGTCAACCAAAGAGACCCATGAGCACTTTAATTGTTGATTTCACCCTGAACGTTGAAGCACGGGAAGACGCTCTGGATATTCCTGGAGTGTGCATCTATGGTGCTGGTGGTATTGATCCTACCATTGAAGACGGAACTATTGTTGTTCGCTTTAAGGAAGTGGATGAGGTTCTGTTAGAATCAATGACCGCAGATGAACTTCTAGAGTTTCTGGGTATTGATGCTGAGTATCTTATTGCTATGGAGGTTGTGAATCTAGTATAAGAACTCTAAGAAGAGTCTTATGTTACGGTTTGTTAACATAAGACTTGACAGATCTTTAAACCAGTATTAGACTAGGTTTGTCCCGGTTGAGAGTAATTGTACTCTAAGATACTCTAAGACCCTTCAGAAACACTTATGGCACTTAATGAGCAACAGTTTTATGATCTCTGGGAGAAGTTTACTGTATCAGACATTATAAAAGAACTACCTGATAATGTAGAAGAATTCTGTAAGAAGCATCAGATTACAGTAGATTACTTCATTGAAGAGTTTATGTAGATCTTATACGTTAACCAATGAGTTCTTATACGTTAACATATATAATAATAAGTTAACGTATATTAGGTAACGTATGGGTAATTCTCTTAAAGGGCATCAAGGATTCATAAAGAAATATCAGATGTTAGGTGAAACGAAACATATAAGAATTCCTATTTCTGTTTGTAGTAAAATTAAGCATATAACATTATTACTTGAATCTATTGCCTTTGAAAAAGGTATGGATAAAGTAAATCTTATTTTAGATAAGATTATAGTGGGATTAGAAAACGTGTGACACCTTAAGAACTGGCACACTAGACCTCATAAGACTCTTAAGAACCTGTTATTCTTCGTCTTGTTGCAAGAACACCTCATGGCACTCTCTGAAAAAACCATTCAAAACCTTTCTATTGCTCTGACGCCAGATGTGATTGATGACATCTTTCAGGATGAAAGGTATATTGAATTGATGATGGAATTGATTCCTGAATTTGTTGCAAAGAATCTTCAATCAGAAGATATTGATATGGTTGTAGGGATTGGTATTTGTATCATGGATAATATTGTTTTGAAACCACGTAAGACACTTTGACAACTGGCACAGTGTTGCCTTGAAGCAACCTAAGATCGCTTTATGATGTATTCAGTCAACACCACCAAACCAATGGAAACCATCAACCGCACTGATTACTCTGCTCTCGATATCATTCAAATGGTTCTGAAGACTTATGAGAATGATGCAATTTCTATGGATTCTCATGAGAATGCTCTGTGGGCAATTTCAATGATTAAACATGAAGTTGAGCAGACTGGTAGGACACTCTGACAACTGGCACATAAGGCACCTAAGATCCGCTCTAGGTGCCCTAAGATAAACAAGTCAACCAAGACACACTCCAATGCCTTACACTGTTTACATCACCGAAACCAGTTACACTTCTGCTTCTTTTGCTACTAAAGAAGAAGCGGAAGCATTTATGGAAGAACCTGATTATGATTTGTGTCGTAGTTGGGAAATGTCCGATTCTAGTATTGAACTAGAGGAGGATGTGACAGCATAAGAACTGGCACAAGAGGCACCTAAGATCCGCTCTAGGTGCCCTAAGATAAACAAGTCAACCAAGACACACACTCTCATGGCATTTGTTTCCTGGTCTGTTGCTCCTAAGTCTGATCCTGAAGACCGTCAGTTCTTTACATCAGATTATCATGCTCTAGAGATTGCTATGGATTGGTCGGTTAATGATCATGGAGCACCAATGATTATTTTCCGTAATGATGTTAAATGGGCAGAGATTACTGCTTAAATTGAATACGAGGAATGGGTTTGCCTCACTATAAGAAAAGTTACCCAATGAGTAGAGTAAGATATAATTAATGTGGATTAGTGTATGGGTGATTATAGATCAGGGTGGTGCCTGATCTATTTTTTTGTTTGTATATTCTTATTATTTTATTGCAGGTTCTGTGGCGATCATTTAATCATAAAGCATACCTCTGCTCTCTTTGGGTTGTGAGTCTATTATAAGGGTCTTGTAGGTCATTGTGGGCACCTGTCAGACAGTTCCTCAACTGGCACAGCAGGTACTCAGTTCCCCCACCAGACCCCTTAAGATAAACAAGTCAACCAAAGACACTTCATGACTTACAAAGAACTTCTCAATCAGTTACAGAAACTGAATGAAGAACAACTCAATCAGGATGTTGCTATCTGGGATGAAGATAATGATGAGTTTTATCAACAGGATGTTGATTTACTCTTTGTAGATGATACTGATGTGCTTGATGTTGGTCACCCTATTATTCGTTTCTGATGAAGTTTCAAGTCACTGAAATTGAGTTTGATTTTTCTTCTGATGATTCTACCTGGGGAGATGTAGATCCCGATTATCAACATGAAGTAACAGAGGAAACCATTGGTCAAATCTGGGATGCTGATGATGAAGATGATCTCGTAGAAGAGATTACTTCTGCTACAGGTTGGTGCATCAACTCTATTGATTACCGTCACATTCTTTCCTAATCATGACACTCAACAAAGCACAATTTGAACAGTTCGTTTGTAATTATGTTCAGCATATTGTAGATGGACTGGATACAGAATCTCTTGAATGTATGGTCTCTGATTTACTTTTTAAGGAGTATCAGACTTATACTGAAGAGGAGATTGTTGGTGAGATTGAGTATCTTTATGGTGAGGAGTTTGCCACAGAGTTGTTAGAATCAGTAGATCCGCATGTGCCAATCGCATAAGTGGCACAAGGGGTCGCCCATAAGACCCCACCACCTCTTAAGATTAACAAGTCAACCAAACAAAGCAAATGAATCCATTTCTTGACACTCCACAAATTGAAGAACTAGATTCATTCCACGATTGGGATGAAGAAAAGGAAGATTATGATGATTCTTCTTTCTCCGAACTTCTTAACTCTGAAAACGACTTCTAATGCTTGAACTACTTGCTTTTGCTATGATCGTAGGACAGGTTGAAATTGCTCCCGGAGTGATTCAAACTGAATACCTACAAAACTCTACTGAAATCATCACCATTATTGAGAAGAAAAATGACGCCTGAATCACTACAATTCACTGGTGATGCTGTTACTTTCTTGGGGTTGATTGGTGTAGTTTCTACTGGTATCATTATTGTTACCGCATTTCGTAGATTTTTCAACTCACCAATGAACTTCCGTATGCCAGTTTCTGAAGTGGCACAAGAACCCACACAGGACCCTGAAGATCTGGTATCTTAAGTAAGTCAACCAAAGGCAAACCAATGACTACCACTGACACCATGAAAGAGTTCTTTACTGAAACTGAATGGGACATGATTTATGAATTCATTGGTCGTGCTCTGGATGATGATAATTGTGAAGACAATGAGCAAGTGTATGCCATTCGCTCTAAGATTCACAATCTATTCCTGTGACACTTTAAGAACTGGCACAAGGGGTCTTGTGTTCTCATAAGATCCCTGCCATAATACATTTAAGGAATGAGATGCGCCTTAAAGACACTCAAACCCTTTAATTTTTCTATTTCTTATTATTATGACTTTCACTTTCACTGAGCAACAATCTTCCTGCATCGCTTCCGTTAGCGTTGACGGTCAAGAGGTTAGCATCACTTTCCAGAGCAATCTGGATAAGGTTTACACTTTCGTTACTGAAAGTGAGGACGCGATTGTTAACTACCTGCAAACCCCCAGCGGTTCTATTGGTCAAACCTACCGCCGTTGGGTTGCCGAGCGTATGCTGATCCCTGCCGAAGAACTGGCAGCAGTGTGACGGTCTAACAAGTGGCACGAGGGGGACTCAGTTCCCCCTCCAGACCCCTTAAGATAAACAAGTCAACCAAACCGCTTCAAACCATGCGTAAGATCGAAACCCTGATGAACGCTGCAATCCTTAACCGTAAGGATTGGTCCCTTGATAATACTCGCGTTGAGTATGAAGAGGGTAACGAAGTTTCCCGAGTTTACCTTCACGGTCATAAGATTGCTGAGATTGGTGAAGGTTACATCACTCTCCATCATTGCGGTTGGAAGACTAAAACAACTAAGTCTCGGTTAAATGCAATTCTCCGCGCTAATGGTACGGGCAATGAATCAATCTATCAGAAAAATCACACTTGGTTCATTGCTTATGATGGTAAGATCGAAGAGTTTGATTCTGCTGTGACACTCTAAGATCTGGCACAAGGGGGATCACATAAGATCCCCCAGTCCCTTAAGATAAACACAGTTCAAACAAACACCAATGAACACTCAAGTCTGGGGAATTGAACACACCGATACTTTCGGTGGTGAAGCAAACTATTGCTGGTGCAATCGTAGTGAGATTGCTATTCCTGAATCTTACAATCGCGCTTGGATTGTGCGTAAGATTAAAGAGCAATTAGGTTGGACAGGTGATAAGATCTCGGTCGAAGACTGGGGTGATTATCTTACACTCCGTCACAATCATCACTGTGAAGTTGCATTTGCAACTCTGCGGGATTAAGTGTAAGACAGGGGAGTTAATTCTCCCCTATAAGATTATCTTATCTCATTGATAAGCAACACTTATCCAAAACCTCTTGACTTAAGATGCCAGATCCAGTATCTTAAGATCAGTTCACCACCCGAACCACAATGTCTTTCCAACTCGCATCAGATCTTAAGACCCGCCAGACTATGTGGATTTGTAATGGTAAGACCTACAATCCCGTTAAGGTTTGTGGTCATTATGCCGAAAAGTATGCTCACGAAGTAAAGCGTGTGACAATCGGTTAAGTTGCACAAGGGGACCCGCAACGGTCCCCACCAACCTGCTACAATTAACAAGTAAACCGCCCCGCAGACCAATGGCATTCATCGCAACTTTCAAAGACGGATACAAGCGTACCATCGCACTCAAGACACAATCTGCCGCGCTAAAGTATGCGAAAGATCTCGAAGTTTGGTTTGCTGAAGGTTTCTATCCCGAGCGGATTCTTCTAAACGTAACGCCAAAGAAGTAAGGTATACTTAAGGGAGACTAATCCTCTCCCTTTTTTTATACTTAATTGTTACAATTATTTGAACGCAGGTTCGGTGGCGATAGTTGGTCAACCGGCGACCCAGCCGGTGTCTTTGCTGATTGTCCCCTTACTATAGGGCCAACCCAACCCATAAAACCGCCAAGGTGTGCCAGTTCGCCAAGTGGCACAGAGTACCCTCAGATCCCCCATCGGGCCCCTTAAGATAAACACAGTTCAATCAACCGATCATGATCGCAACCTACGCAACCGCCGCCGACTTCGCCAACTGGGAGGCCAAGGCCAAGGTCATGACGACCGCCTGTCTGCTCTGGTCTGCCCGCGATGCCCGCGCCGCTGCTCAGGCAATGAGAGGATGGAACCCCATTGCCGAGGGACGCTACGACGACGAGGCCAGCACCTACGGCGATGAACTTCGCCGCCGCCGTGCCGCCTGAGGCACTGGCACAAGGGGGACTCTGATCCCCCTCCAGACCCCTTAAGATAAACACAGTTCAATCAACCGACATGCGAATCGAAGTCCGCTACCAGAACCCCTACAATGCTTGCGAGTGGCGCTCCCAGTGGTTCTCCACAATGTCGGAGGCTGAGTGTATGGTGGAGTTCTACCGCTCCTGCGGGTCACCCTCGCACATCGCCCCCTCATCCCTGGCACAGTTCGCCCACCTTGCCTAGTGGCACAAGGGGACCCGCAACGGTCCCCACCAACCTGCTACAATTAACAAGTAAACCGAAAGGAAACCGATGACTACCGCAACCGCCACCGAGACCTACAACGAATGGGCAAACTGGGCAACCTGGAACGTTGCTCTCTGGATTCAGAATGACGAGCGTCTCTATAAAGTTGCTCGCCAATATGATCGCTACGATGCACTCATCCCCCGCCTAGAGTATGCATTCGGTCAGATGACCCCAGACGGTGCCCGATGGATGGATCCCACCATCGACACCGCCGCCCTAGATGAGATGCTCGCCGATCTCTGAACTGGCACAAGGGGGACTCGGTTCCCCCTCCAGACCCCTTAAGATAAACACAGTTCACACCCCGAGACCAATGCAAATCTCCAAAGTCTACGCTGTGATGGGTGGGTTTGATTATGAAGGCGAATCCTTCAAATCGCTCCGCTTGTTCGACTGCTACTCAACTGCAGTTAAGTATATGCATCACCTCGAAGAACAGGAGGGTTTCGATTATTCTGTGATGGATACCCGCGAGGTGTGCATGGAGTCCGCTCTCGCAACCGCCTGAGGCACTGGCACAAGGGGACCCGCAACGGTCCCCACCAACCTGCTACAATTAACGAAGTTCAATCAACCGAACAGATCATGCTCAGCACCGTCATCCGCAGCAGCATCCGCAGCATCCTGATTCAGCACGGTCCCCATACCTGCTCCGATCTGGTTCGTGAAATGGGTCTAGATCCTCGCCGCCACAAGGGCACCATCCACGCTATGATGGTGGACATGGAGCGCGATGGGATTCTGGATGCCACTCGCGCCGACAATGGCAAGCGGGACCTCTGGTTCATCGTGCCAACCGCGATCCGCAAGCGGGACCGCCTCGCCGCCGCCTTTATGACAATCGGTTAAGTTGCACAAGGGGACCCGAAACGGTCCCCCCTGACCGACTACAATTAACGAAGTTCACCACCGACCGATGCCTACCACCGAAATTATCAACGGGCAGACATTCACGATCACCCGCCTCCCTGCCGCTCCAATTAAGCGTAGCGACCTCATGTTCTCTCGCGTGGGAGGTGCCAAAACCCGCTTCTACGCCGCCACTGGCGCCGGTAGGAATGGGAGGGAAGTGGAGCGCCGCATCGCTGCCGCCGGTACTGAGATCGCATGATCCCTACGGGGGGTTGCAAAATCCCCCTCAACCGACTACAATTAGCGAAGTTCACCACCCGAGACCGATGCCTACCACCGCAACCCTGACCCTGATCGGCGCAACCTTCGCATCCGTTGCCGAAACCGATCCGCGTGGAATCTCCGAAGACATTCGCACGATGCACAAAACCGATCTGGGCGCCGAGATCCTTCGCCTGATTGTGCGGGATGACCTCGGCGGCGCTGCTAATGTCATCGCCAACGCTCTCTGGGTTAACCTCTGATTCTCAAGGGGGGACGCTGATCCCCCCGATCCATGCTACAATTACAGCAGTTCACCACCCGAGACCAATGACCCGCCTCCTGACCGTCCGCTGCCCATCCGCTGCCTGGGAGAACGACACGCTTCCTGCTGATCAGGCGCAGGACCTCTGCTTTGACCTCTCCATTGAGTACGGGTACGCGATGATCCTAGAAGGCGAGCAGATCATTGGAGAGTACCGCAACGGGCAATGATCCCCACGGGGGGTTGCAAAATCCCCCCCGACCGTCTACAATTAACGAAGTTCACCACCCGAGACCGATGACTACCGCAACCGCTCCCGCTTACCGCACTTTCACCACCGCCGAGTCGAGTGCTATCTACAACCTGCACATTGAGCAGGAAGGTTATGTGGAAGTGATCTTTCAAAATAACCCTAACCGCGCTTATGGTTTCAACAGCAATCCTACATTTTGCGCTGACCTGATTGACATCCTTTCCTATAGCGATCTGCGCGGAGAATCGCTGGGTCGCGTTATCGCTCAAGCGCGGAAGAATGGCAACCTGGAAGCAATCGCTGAGGAGATCTGAGTAAGGTATATTTAAGGGGGCGGGTCACACCTCCCCCCGAATCCATGCTACAATTACAGCAGTTCACCACCCGAGACCAATGATCGCCACCGCCTTCGCCGACCTCTGCTCCAATGAACTGCTGATCGAACTGGATTGGTTGCTGGATCAACCCGACACCGCTACCAACCGCCGCCAGATCCGCGCCTACCGCAAAGAACTGCAGACACGCGGGCAGCGGCGCCAGTACCTGGAGGACAACTTCGCCTGGGGTTGACCCCACGGGGGGCACCGATCCCCCCGATCCATGATACAATTAACAAGTCCCCAACCGACACCGATCATGCAAGTCCAAATCACACCCGTCGTTCTCAACCTGACCCCGATGCAGTTAGTCTGCCTGCAGGATGCAGTCTCACTTCGCTACCACGAAATGAGCGGCATCGTTAACAACGAAGACCTGTATCCTGATCAACCTCAGGACAATCCCCAGCGCCTGACTGCACTTCGTGATCTACACTTACTGATGAACAACTACTGAGTTAGTTACATCTGGGGAGACACACTCTCCCCCCTCATTCGTTACACTTTCCTCCGCATTATCACGATGTCTACTCTCACCGTCAAGACTAACAACATCCCCCGTGATCTAATCTCGGCGTTCGAACTTCCGCCGGCAAAATATAGCGAACTCCGCAAAGAGTTTGACTACCTGGACGACGCAGACTTCGAGTATGCGATGTTTTTTGAGTACAGGGGACAAGTGTATGCTCTGGCGGAGTTTCTTCGGACAGAGGGTGATCTACTGGCGCAGGGTTGGCAGGGTATCTGTAACCAAACCTATTTCAGCGGTTTGGTTGTTAAGATCGTTGAATCTTGCGAGCGTATTGTAGTCGGCAGGTATTGCGTCTAAGTTACACTTAGGGGGTGCTGAGTTCGTTACACTTAGCACCCTTATGTTCGTGCTTAAATACAGTCATCAGTCGTGCTTATGGACAGTGTTTTTATTGATTAGCGTTCCTTATGGGCGGCGCCATGCGGATAAAAATCGATGGGTCCCTGTAACCTACAAATCTTAAGAAACGCGATAGTTATATAAGACTCTCACAAAAAATGCTATAATGTTCTGAGTCCTCAAAAAAAATCACGGCCGTAAAAAATCAAAGTGAATTACCCTATCCCTCAAAAAAATCGCGTCCAAAAAAATTCACGGAAAACCCCCTATTGGAATTTTTGGAAGGTTGTGTTTGCTGGGTGGTTGATTCGTTACCCTGGTAAGGTTTTCCGTATTATTGGAGTACCTCTGGGATTCTTATTAGTGATGATATATAATGCGTTGACAAAATAACACTATATGTCTCATAAATTATATCACATATATGCTCGTGGTCAATGCATTTACCATTCACTTAAAGAAGATGAATTTGAAACAACTTGGATTGCATTAAATCGTCTCTCAGATTTATTATCAACCAATAAAGAATTATCATATGAAGAAGTAACAGTAAATAAGGAATTAATTTTAAATTCTTCACATTGACAAATTCTAAATAGAACGCTAAAATGACTTGAGGTTTAAATAAAATTTATGGCAAAAGGATTTACCGTTAAAGCAGCAGCACCAACTCCCAAGACTGAAGATTGGGATTATGATGCAATCAAAAATAGAATGAAAGGAAAATCAATTGTTTTCTGCCTTCCAGGTAGAGGATGTTCTTTTACCTTTCTTAAAGCATTTGTTCAGTTATGTTTTGATGTAGTTCAAAATGGAATGAGTATTCAGATCTCTCAAGATTACTCATCAATGGTTAACTTTGCTCGTTGTAAGGTTTTAGGAGCAAATGTTCTTCGTGGACCTAAGCAAATTCCTTGGGATGGAAAACTTAATTATGATTACCAACTTTGGATTGATAGTGATATTGTTTTCAACACAGAAAAGTTTTGGCAACTTTGTGATATGGCATTATCAGAACCTGATGAAGAAGGTAACGTAAATGAAAGAGAAATTGTTGGTGGTTGGTATGCCACAGAAGACGGAGTTACCACTTCTGTTGCACACTGGTTGGAAGAAGATGACTTCCGTAAGAACGGTGGAGTTATGAATCACGAGACTGTTGAATCAATTAGTAAGCGTCGTAAACCATTCACAGTTGATTACACTGGATTTGGTTGGGTACTCATTAAGAAAGGAGTTTTTGAGAGTCTTGAATATCCTTGGTTTGCTCCAAAGATGCAAGTCTTTGAATCAGGTGCAGTTCAGGATATGTGCGGAGAGGATGTTTCATTCTGCCTTGATGCAATTGAAAAGGGTTTTGATATTTGGTGTGATCCACGTATTCGCGTTGGTCATGAAAAAACACGTATTATTTAATTGGAGATTTTAAATTATGGCAAAAAGACCAAATCTAAGTTCAGAGCAAATTGAATCTAAACCCAAGTCTACCCGTCAAGGACTTGGAAGAAATACAAAATATGCTGCAACCTCAAGGAATAGGGCAAGAAAAAAATATAGAGGTCAAGGAAAATAATTTTTATAAATCGGAGAACTCTCCGATTTTTTTTTATGTTTATAACATACATTTTTCTCTAAATACTTATAGTAGGGATAGAAACCCCTTAAAAAGTTCTGATTTTTTACATCAGGAGTTTAAAATGGGACAATCTTCCGATAGAAATGCACAATTTATGAATCAAATGTGGGGAACTAACAGTTTGGTGACTGATTATACACCTTCAGATCAAAAAAAGATGCTTCGTGAAATCAATAATGATGTGTTAGTACCTAAAAAACATGATTTTGCTATTCAAAATGAAATTCATGAAAAAATTAGAAATGATACAGATTATGATGATTGGGAGTATGGTACAGAACCTCTTTATGAAGTGAATAAATAAGTTAGATTTATTAAATTTTTATGCCTCTAGAGAGGATAAGTCAAGGTTTTAAAGATATCAGTATGACATTCCAGGTTAATCCCTTGAATTATGATTTAATATCCCTCAAAAATGAGTCTGCAATTTCTCGTTCAATACGAAATATTGTCTTCACATTGCCAGGTGAAAAGTTTTTTAATCAAGATTTTGGTTCAAAAGTAAGTAGATCTTTGTTTGAAAATATTGACGAAATATCAGCATCTATTATTCGAGATGAAATAAGAAATTCTATTATTAACTATGAACCTAGAGTTAAATTAATAGATGTTCAAACAAAACCAGATTATGATAATGGAGAATTCAATGTAACTATTGTTTACAGAATTGTTGGTGTAGATGTTCCTGCACAGCAATTAGAGTTCGCTTTACAACCAACCAGATAAATGCCATTAGTAAATTTTTCAAATCTGGATTTTAACCAGATAAAAACAACTCTCAAAGATTACTTAAGATCTAATCCAAATTTTACGGATTATGATTTTGAGGGATCAAATTTATCAACAATTCTAGACGTACTGGCATATAATACCTACATCACTTCATACAATGCCAATATGGTGGCAAATGAGGTTTTTATTGATAGTGCTACTCTCAGAGAAAATGTAGTAGCACTTGCAAGAAATATTGGATACATTCCACGTTCAAGAAAAGCAGCAAAAGCAACAATAAGTTTCTTTGTAGATACTTCAAATATACCTCTCACACCATCCTCCCTAACCCTCCGTAAAGGACCTGTAGCAAGCACCTCAGGTAGTTTTGGTAATCAGTCCTTTGTGTTCTGTATTTTAGAAGATATTACAGTTCCAGTCTTCAATGGTATAGCAACATTTGAAGATCTTGAAGTTTATCAAGGAACCCTTTTAACAAGTAATTTTACTTTTAGTTCTAATAATCTAAATCAAAGATTTATTTTACCAAATAGTGGTATTGATACAGATTTAATTTCTGTAATTGTGAGAGATAGCGAACGTTCAGTAAAATACAGTTTTCAAGATAGTCTTTTTGATATTAATAATGAATCAAAAGTTTTCTTCTTACAAGAGATTGAAGATGAAAGATATGAACTTATTTTTGGTGATGGAATCTTTGGTAAAAAACTTGAACAGGGAAGTGTTATAGAAGTTGGATATATTACATCTAATGGTGATAGTGCGAATGGCATAAGTCAATTTACATTTTCTGGTAGAATTATATACAATAGAAACTCCATAGAATATCCAATTACTTCTGGAATTTCTTTGCTAACAACCGGATTAATTGCATCAGGTGGAGAAAACATTGAATCCGTAGAGTCGATTAAAAAATATGCACCAAGAATATATGCTTCTCAAAATAGAGCACTTACTGCAAATGACTATGAAACATTGATTCCTGCAAAAATTTACCCAGAAACTGAATCTATTTCTGTGTTTGGTGGAGAAGATTTAATTCCACCACAGTATGGTAAGGTTTTTATTAGTATCAAACCAAGGTCTGGAGATTTTTTACCAAACTTAGTTAAAGAAAATATTAAACGTAGTCTTAAAAAATATGCCGTTGCTGGAATTGTTCCTGAAATTCTAGACTTAAAATATATTTTTCTTGAAATAAATTCAAAAGTTTATTATGATACAAATCTTGCCCCAAATTCAGATTTTGTATCAAGTATTATACAGAACAACGCAACAAAATACGCAGAGTCAACTGAGTTAAACAAGTATGGTGCAAGATTTAAATATAGTAAATTTCTAAAAATAATTGATGAAAGTCACGAATCTGTTACATCAAATATCACAACAATTCAAATGCGAAGAGATTTGCGAGTTGTACTGAATACATTTGTAGAGTATCAAGTTGGTTTTGGAAATGAGTTTCATATTAACAGTATGAACGGATATAATATTAAATCTTCTGCATTACGGGTATTTGGTATATCGCAAATTGTCTATATTTCAGACGTTCCTAACGTAAATGGAGAAACTGGATCTTTATTTTTATTCACAGTCCCTTCACCAAATTCGACAACTCCAACAATAGTAAAAAGAAACATAGGTAATATAAATTATAAAAAAGGTATAATAACTTTAAACCCAATAAATATTCAAGCAGGAAAAATAAGAGATGGACAAACAATTGTTGAATTTTCTACAACTCCACGTTCAAATGACATAATTGGATTACAGGATTTATATTTGCAACTAGATATTAGTAACAGTAATTTTGAAATGGTAATTGATAGTATTTCATCGGGTCTTGATCCATCTGCATCTAGTTATATTCAATCCTCAAGTTATGTAAATGGTCTTTTAGTTCGTCCAACCAATAATATTGCAGGTATTTCTCCTTAAAATAACAGACTTTCCACACCACTTGCACTTGAAACATTTGGTGTTTCTACTCCATCAACATCATCAGAACCATCTTATTATTAATAACAAGATAAATTAATCAAATGATAGAAAAAAGAATTCAGTTTAGTAACATAGTTTACAACCAACTTCCAGCATATGTTAGGGAGGAATTTCCATTAGTTGCTGAATTTCTTTCTGAATATTATCGTTCACAAGAGTTTCAAGGAGCTCCTATTGATTTAATTCAAAATATTGACAAGTATATTAAAGTTGATGAAGTATCTCATCAAATTGATTCTGTAGTATTGTCTAATGATATTACAATCATCGATGATATTTTAAATATTAATATTTTAGAATCTCCTACCGGAACTGATGGGTTTCCTGAAAAATATGGGTTATTAAAAATTGATAATGAAATAATTACCTACACTGGAAAAACATTCAATTCTTTTACTGGGTGTATTAGAGGATTTAGTGGAATTGATTCGTATAAGAATCCGAATAATCCCGACAAATTAATATTTTCCAAATTGGAATCTACAAATCATCTTGCGGGATCTATTGTTATTAATCTAAGTTCTTTATTTTTAAAAGAATTTTTACTTAAAATTAAATATCAATTAACTCCAGGATTTGAAAGTAGAACTTTAAACGAAAATTTAAATGAATCATTATTCATTAAACAATCAAAGGATTTTTATAGAAGTAAGGGTACAGACGAATCGTTTGAAATTTTATTCAGATCACTTTATGGAGAAGATGTAAGTATTATTAGACCAAAAGAGTATCTTTTTAGACCATCGGATGCACAATATCAAATAACATCAGATTTAGTTGTAGAAAGTATTGAGGGGAATCCCGAAAATTTAATAAATTCTACTTTAATTCAAGATGAATATCTAGATTTTACAAAAGCATATGCACCAATTACAAACGTAGAAAAAATAATTTCCAAAAATGGTAAAGAATATTATAAATTGAGTATAGATTCTGATTATAATAAAGATATAACATTTGATGGTGGATTGTATGGAGAGTTTAAAGTTCATCCACAAACTAAAGTAATAGGTTTATATTCTCCAACATTGTTTGTAGTAACTGTATCAACAAATCCAGGAATATCACCACCAGATAGCGTATATGCAATTAATGGACAAATTCAACAACAACTTACTTTAGTAAAGGGAAATACTTACAGATTTGATGTATCCGATTCTTCTAATGATGGACACTCTTTTATATTTAAAACAATATATGGAAGTTCTATTTCTTCATCATATTATTCTATATCAAGTAATGGAATTTCCGGACAAACTGGATCTTTTATTGATTTAACTATTAATTTAACTGCTCCGGATGAAACAATAACATATAAATGTTTAAATCATAATGGGATGGGTGCAAATATTAAAATAACTCCTAATTCTATTGATAATCTTACGGCTCTTGATGTCGATTCAACTATAGGATTTCCGAATAGTGGCGAACTGTACGTTACATATAATGATCAAACACAAGGTACTATAAGATATGAATCAAAAAGTATAAACCAATTTTTAGGATGCTCAAATATTATCGGAATCATTGAGGACTCTACAAATATTGGTATTAGTACTTATGCAAGAACTTTTGATAATACTAATAAAGTAAGAATTACTTCAGTTATAAAAGATTTTAACTTAATTGATGATACATATTATTTTAAAAAGGGATATACTTCTGAAATTAAAACTTTAGGAGTTAACTCAGAAGATGTATCTTCAAATAATTGGTTTTTTAATATTTCAACTTCTTATGACATAGAATCAATTTCTTTAATTGATATTTCTGATTTTAGTTATCAAATTACTACAAAATTAAATAACATTTTTAAAATAGGGGATAGTTTAAAAATAATTGATAATAGTGGGGTTGAAAAAAACTCCACTATTACTGATATTGTTTCAGAAAAATCTTTTAATGTGCGGGGGCAGGGGCAACTATTACTTTCTAATACTTACACAATAAAACGAAATATCTTAAAAACAAATTCTTCATCATTTCCAAATACTTCTATTTTCAATGCTAACGTTCAAAACGTATATAAACAAGGCAATAAAACTATAGTTGCATCACCATCTCTTCCATACTATAACAACCAACCACTAAATGTTTCATCAAAACAAATAGTTTTTTCTGGAACATTTGATTCAGATGTTTTTAAAATTACTTCTAATATAGATCACGGATTTTACACCGGAGATGTCGTTTATTATACCCCAGAAAAAATTCTGGCACAATCACAAGATATAAATGGAAATATTGTTGAAACTTTAACAATATTGAGTCAGTTGTTTAATGAAGGAATATATTTTGTAAAAAGAATTGATAAAAATAATATTAAACTTTCTCTAAGTAAGTCTGATATTTATAATTCAAAATTTATTTCTGTTAATAGTCCAATAAAAGTAACATTAAACAAATTTGAATATTATAAATTTAAATCAAAAACACTCAAATCGCAAAATCTTTTTAGAGAAATTTCCCCTCCTATTAATGATGGAGCAGAATATTCAACAGAACCTGGATTTACCGGAATTTTAATTAATGGTGTTGAAATATTAAATTATAAAACCAGAGACACTGTGTATTATGGATCTCTAGATGAAATAGAAGTTACTTCTTCTGGTATAGATTATGATATAATCAACCCTCCAGTATTATCGATTAGTGATCTAGTGGGGCTTGGTGCTAACGCATACTGTGCGGTAAGAGGTTCTCTTAATGAAATAAGAATTGTTGATCCCGGATTTGATTATGCGGAAACTCCTACTATTAAAATAACTGGAGGAAATGGTGTAGGTGCTAAAGCTTACGCATCAATGAAATTAGTTGACCATAAAGCAACTTTTAATTCTGAAGGTAAGTATGAACAAGTATCTTTAGTTGACAATATTATTGGATTTAGCACCTATCATAAATTTAGAAATGCTGAGCAAATAATTTACAATACCTATGGACAAACAGGAGTTGGTGGTATATCTACAGATTCTACATACTTTGTTTCAGTGCAATCGCCAACTGAAGTTAAGTTACACAATACTTTAGGTGATGCAGTATCTGGAATTAATACTATTAACTTAATTTCGCACGGAATTGGAAATCATGATCTTAGATCTTTCGATAAAAAATCTATTTTAGGATCAATTAATATCACAAATTCTGGTTTTGGATATGAAAATAAGAAAAAAACAATATTAAGTTCAGTAACAGGTATTAACACTTCAATTAATCAAGTTAATATTTTAAATCACGAATTTAAATCAGGAGAAATTGTAAACTATTCTACAAATGGATCTGTAATTGGTGGATTAACTAACAATAAGGAATATTATTTAACAAAAATTGATAATGATAGTTTTAAACTATCAGAAATTGGAACTGGGTTAATAGAAAAAGATTTTTATTATAATACGAGACAATTTATTAATTTAACTTCGGTTGGTTTAGGAACTCACATTTTTAATTATCCAAAAATTTCCGTCGAAATAATTGGAAACGTTGGTATTTCTTCAATCGGTTCTAATAATTTTAAAGCAATTATTCAACCAATTTTTAGAGGGGAAATTATTTCAATACATTTAGAAAATAATGGTCTTAATTATGGATCGCCAGAAATTTTAAATTATAATAGACAACCTTTAATTACTTTGAATAGTGGTTCAGGTGCTGCGGTTGTTCCTATTGTCTCGGATGGGAAAATTGTAGAAGTTTTAATAATTTCTCCTGGAAGTGGATATAATTCTCCTCCAGATTTAGTAATTAGTGGAAGTGGTTTTGGTACTGTACTCACTCCAATTATTGAAAATGGTCAGTTAATTAAAGTTAACGTAATTGAATTTGGTACTGGATATCTTCCAAATACCACTTCAATAGATGTTATTTCTGCGGGATCCTTAGGAACATTTGATACAAAAATTCAAAAATGGAATGTCAATCTTTTTCAAAAAAATCTATCAATTATTTCTGATGATGATGGATTTTTATCTGAAGGCATTAATAAAAACTTTGATCTAGAGTACTGTCATCTCTATGCGCCAAGAAAACTTAGAGAAGTTATTTATTCCTTAGATTCTGATGGAAACATTTTATATGGAAGAAAAGATTTAAGAAAGTCTCAAAATAAAGAAGTATCATCAACTAATCACTCACCAATTATTGGATGGGCATATGATGGAAACCCAATTTATGGTCCATATGGATATTCTACGAAGCAGGGTGGAATAATATCTCAAATGAAGTCTGGATATGAACTCAAGTTAAAACAAAATAGACCCCCAGTTTCCGTTTTTCCTGCAGGATTTTTTATTGAAGATTACACTCACTTTGAAGTATCTGATGAAACAATATTGGACAAAAATAATGGAAGATTTTGTGTTACTCCGGAATATCCAAATGGAGCATATGTATATTTTGCAACAATTAATATTTCTGATGCAGATTCATCTGGACCTTTTTCTGGATATAAATCACCAGTATTCCCGTATTTAATTGGAGACAACTTTAATTCAAGACCAAATCAATTTAATTTTAAAAAAGCATCAAATCAAATTGATCTTGATTTAAATGAAACAAGTTTTTCAAGAAATACTAATCCGTATAATTTGATTGAAGATGGCGCTTCTTATTCATATTTAGAGACTCCAAATCTTTTAAATCAAACTGCTAGTATTAAATATGCAACTCCTGGATTTATCGAAAAAATAAATATAATTTCTGGTGGTTCTGGATATAAAATTGGAGACAAATTAGTATTTGATAATGATGACACTAATGGTTTTAATGCGTCTGCTGAAGTAGAAAGAATTTTTGGTCGATCCATAAATTCTATTAGTGTTGCAACTACATCAATATCGAATGTTGAATTTTACCCAAGCACATCTCAAGGAAATTTCTTAGTATTTTCGGAAAATCCTCATAATTTTACAAATAAGGATTTAATTGTTGTCTCCGGATTAAATACAACTTCATCTTTAATTGAAGGATCTTATAGAATTGGAGTAACAACAAATACAATTGCTCTTACTTCTGGTATTGGTAGTACCGCAACAACTGGGATTGTTACTTATTTTTCTGTTGCAGGAAACTTAAATTATCCAAACATTCGTGAAAATGATATTTTAGGAATTGGTACAGAACAAATTAAAGTATTAAATGTTGATACTAAATCATCGAGAATTAGAGTTCTTCGTGCAGTAAATGGGACAGTAGGATCCTCTCACAGTGTTACTGATGTTTTATATGAGAATTCAAGAAAACTCATAATAAATGCTGGGTTTAGATCTAATTATGATTATAAAGTTAATCGTGAAATTTATTTTAATCCAATTGATGCTGTTGGTTTGGGTACATCTTCTGGAATTGGAATTGGTGTTACTTTAATTTTTTCAAATCCCGGAGTTGGTATTACTCAGATTTTTATTCCCACAAGATCCATTTATATACCAAATCATCAATTAAATACTGGTGATAAATTAATATATTCTACAAATAATGGATCTGCAATTGGAGTTTCTACAAATGGAATATCCACTTCAGTATCACTTTCAAATCAGTCGATAGTATATGTTGCAAAAATATCAGATGATTTAATTGGTATTTCTACATTCAAGGTTGGTCTTGGAACAGGAGGAACTTTTGTTGGAATTACAAGTCAAACAAGTGGAATGGGAATTTTACATTTTACTAATGTAGGCACGGGGGAAAACCATAGCTTTAAAACAACTTATAATGGATTATTTGGAAACATTTTAAAAAACATAGTCACAGTATCTACTGCACAAACTCATGGACTTTTAAATAACGATACAGTTTTTATTGATGTAAACCCATCAATATCAACCACATTTACTTTTAAATATAATGATTACAATAAAAAATTATTAGTAAATCCAAAAGATTTTATTTCTGCGGGAATTAATACAATTACAAATACAATTACAATTATTGATCACAAATTTGAAAGTGGACAAAAAGTAATTCACACTGCAACAATCCCTGCAATTGGTCTTGAAAATAATAAAGAATATTTTATTTTTGTAGTTGATACAAATAATATTAGACTTACTAATACTTATTATGATTCTATCAATATAAATCCAGAAATTGTTGATATTACTAGTGCTTCTAATGGGACATTATCTTCAATTAACCCCCCAATTAAAGTATATAGAAATTCTTTAATTGTATTTGATTTATCAGATTCTTCTCTTTCACACACTCAACAAGCAACACCTTATCCGGCGTTTGATTTAAAAATTTTTAAAGATTCTAATTTTACGGAAAATTATATTAATAATTTTGATAATGAAGTTTTTAAGGTACAAAAAACCGGAATAGTCGGCATTACTAGCGATGCAAAAATTATTCTAACAATTGATGAAAATACGCCACAAAATCTTTATTACAATTTAATTCCAATTTTTGATGGAATAAATCTTCCAGATAGTAAAAAATTAATTAGTGAAGATAGTGATGTCTTGTCAAATAATGAAATTCAAGTCATTAAAAGTGAATATAATGGCGTACATAATATTATAGTGGGATCTAGCACATCATTTACTTATAATATCACAAAAACTCCAGAAAAAGATTTATATACTTCAGATATATCCAGCATAACATATGAAACTAATTCATTAAATTCTAATGGTACTATTTCAAAAATAAAAATAACAAATAAGGGACAAAATTATTATTCTATTCCCGAAATTTCAAATATTATATCTAGAATTGGAACGGGAGCAATACTAGAATCTTCAAGCACTTCTATTGGTAAAATTAAATCTACAAAAATTAATGATATTGGATTTGATTTTCCTTCAGATTTAACTATGAGACCAAGTGCAGCAATTCCACAAATTATAAAAATAGCACCTCTTTCATCTCTTGAATCCATTAAAATATCTTCATTTGGAAAGGGATATACTTCTCCACCAAAACTTATAGTTTTAGATGGGAAAACTAATAGTATTGTTCCTGAAGTTAATTTGAAATTTACTTTGGGCGATAACCAAATAAAAATTTTAAAAAATACTTTTGGATTAAATGCTACAACTCCAACAATTTTACCAATTCAAAATTCAAATGGAGTTGAAATTTCTGATATTCAATATAATGCCAACACAAAAGATGTAACAGTAGTTTTATCGGTTGGGTTTAGTACTGTAAACTCATTCCCGTTCGCAGAAAATGATAAAGTTTTAATTGAAAATATTAGTGTGGAAGATGGGTCTACAGGAAGAGGATATAATTCAGAAAATTATAACTATCAACTCTTTACTCTCACTTCAGTTATTGAAAATCTTGGAGGACTTGGTGGATCTGTAACTTATAATTTAAATGAATTTCTTAATGATTCAGAATTTCCAGGTGTTTTTGATCCCAATAATTCTTCTGGTAGAATTATTGCACAGAAACATTTTCCAATTTTTGATGTAGTTTTGAAAAAAAATAACTATTTTACAAAAGAAATTGTAATGTCAGAATCTACTACAGGAATAGTAGAAGATTGGGATTCAAAATCAAATTTTGTAGCGGTTTTATCTAAAAAGAATTTTAAAGTTGGTGAAGTAATAAAAGGATCTTCTTCAAAAACTCAAGGAGTTGCATCTTCAATTGAAAAATTTGATGGGTTTTTTAATACTAATGCAACATCAAGATTTATACAGGGGTGGAAATCTGATGCAGGAGTATTAAATAACAATATACAAAGAATTCAAGATAATTTATATTATCAAAATTTTTCATATTCAATTAAATCTAAAGTAGATTTCAATACTTGGAATGATGCCGTAAGTGCTTTAAATCACACCACTGGGTTTGTAAAATTTTCAGATTATCAATTAGAATCAAATTTAAGTGACAACACTTCAAATACACTTAATATTGACATACCACTAAACTTAACCCAAGTTGATATTATAAGTGACATTGTTAGTGTTATAAATCTAAATTGTGTTTATGGTTTTGATTTAGTAAAAGAAAATTCACTTCAAATCAATTCTCAAATTTTTTCAGACGAAATACTCTTTTCAAATAGAATTCTGACAGACTATGCAGAATCTGTTGGAAATAGAGTTTTATCTATTGATAATATTAGTTCACAATTTAACACTAATTCGAGACCAACAAGATTTTCTGAAGTTTATAGATTTAATCTGGCAAATGTACGATCACAAAAGTATCTTACATATGTGAGAGATAAAACATTTACTGGGGAAAGACAATTTTTAATTGTTACATCTCTTATTGATGAAATTGGCAATGTATATTTAAATCAATATGCAAAGGTTAAAAGTACTTACGATATGGGGTCCTTTGATATTACTATTGATGGATCTGATGGAGTTCTCCAGTTTTTTCCAACAAAATTTAATGTTAATAATTTTGATGTGACAACTCTTTCATATAATATTAATGACAATCTCACAAGTGTTGGAAGCACAAACTTTGGAGGTGTTGTTGATATACAATCAAGCAGTGTTGAGGTTTTCTCTGGACCCACTACTATTATTGGGATTGCAAATACTTATAGAGCTATAAAAGTTTTAGTTTCAATTGCAGGAAATAATAATCAATATGAATTTGATGAGTTGAATATAATTCACGATGGAACTAATGTAGAATTTTTAGAATATGGTCAGTTAACAAATCATTCTCAAGATGTATATTCAAGTTCAGGTCTTGGAACATATTATTCATATCTTTCCGGATCTCAACTTAAAGTTGATTTTACACCAAATGTTGGAATTGCGGCAACAATTAACACGGTTCAAGTTGCATTTGCATCTACAATAATTGTTGGTGTAGGAACTCATGATATGAAACACGCTAGATTGGAGGGTAGGTCTACATCTATTGCTTCAACATCAACTCCAACACCAGTAGTTATTAGTAAATATCCAGATATCTATGATACTGCATATTTTATTGTTCAAGTATCAGATAATACAAATAATATTCACCAATTATCGGAGGTATGTCTTATTGATGATGATACTAATGTTTATGTTACTGAATATGCTGTTATTAATACTCTTTCAAGTCTTGGAACAATTGGTGCTGAAAGAAATTCTTCAATAGTAGATTTAACATTTACACCATTACCAAATATTAATGTTGATGTAAAAGTGTACTTAAATGCCTTAAGGTGTGAAGATGATGATAAAGATGTAATTGATTTCTTGAACTCAGAAATTCAAACAAATTGCGGAAGTTATGAAGGAACTGACACAGATATCAAACAGTCATTTAATTTAACCCACAAAAATAATCCAATATTTGAAAAACATTTTATTGGGAGTTCTTCTACAGTTGTTAACATAACTTCAGATATTATTTCTATACCAAATCATTTCTTTGTAACTGGAGAAAAAGTTAGATATATTAATGCTGGTGCGGGAACATCTCAAGCAATTGGAATAGCAACAACTACTTTTGTTGGTGTTGGAGTGACTAATAAGTTACCGGATACTGTCTATATTGTAAAAATTGATAATAATAATATTCATCTAGCAAGAAGTGCGGAAGATGCTCTCAAATTTACTCCAAAAATTTTAGATATTACTAGTGTTGGAATTGGAACTTTACCTAGTAGTTTTGTTTCTACAAATCAAAATGCAAAAGTAGTTATTGCAATTGATAATATTATTCAATCACCGATAGTTTCTACTGCAATAACTACAACATTAGCAACTAATACGTTTACAACAGAAAATATATTGTTTTTAAATCAAATTACATCATTCTTTAGTAGTGATTTAATTAAAATTGGTGATGAGATAATGAGAATTGATGGTGTTGGTATTGGAAGTACTAATGCAATTCGAGTTAGTAGATCTAGATTAGGGACAGTGTTAGCAGGATATTCAACTGGATCTTTGGTTACAAAAGTAACAGGTAATTATAATATAGTTAATAATGTTATTAATTTTGCAGAACCCCCTTATGGAAACATTCCATTAAGTGGGGTAACAAATAGTCCAGACGAAAGAGATTATGTTGGAATATCAACTGGGTCTTCATTCCAAGGAAGATCATTTATTAGATCTGGAGTTGTAAATTCATCAAATGAAACTTATCGTAAAAATTATATTTTTGATGATATTTCTGAAGGATTTAATGGTATTACTAAACAGTTTGCATTAAAATCTAGTGATGCTGATGTAAACGGAATTACAAATGAAAATGCAATTATTTTAATTAATGATATTTTCCAAGGTCCTGGATTGACGCACGATTATTACTTATCAGAATCGGTAGGTATCACCACTATTGTCTTCACTGGTACTGCTACATCAGTTTCATATGACGTTAATAATGCAAGCATTCCTCGGGGTGGAATTATAGTTTCTGTTGGTTCTATAGAAGGTCTTGGATATCAACCATTAATTTCTGCGGGAGGAACTGCAACAGTTTCTATTGCTGGTACTATTTCAACAATTAGTATTGGTAACAGTGGATCTGGATATCGTTCAGGTGTTCAAATTGTCAATGTTGGTGTTGCACTTTCTTCAACTAGCACTCCAATTATTGAATTTATTGGAACTGCTTCGGTTACTAATGGTAGTATTGTAAGCATCGCAATTACAAATCCAGGTTCTGGATATACATCTACAAATCCACCATATGTCATATTTGATTCTCCACTGCCATACACAAACATTCCACTCATTTATAGTTCAGGATCTTCTGGTGTTGGTACGGAAGCAAAAGTTAATATTATTGTTGGTCAAGATTCTAGTGTTATTGATTTTGAAATCACAAATATCGGATACGGATATAGTGAAGATCAAATTTTAACTGTTCCAATTGGAGGTGCAATTGGAATTCCAACTACAGGAGTAACATCTATAACTATAGGAGGAACTGGAGCAACATCCATAACTGTAGGAGGAACTGGAGGAATACCTGTAACTGTAGGAGGAACTGGAGGAACACCGGTAACTGCTGGGGGAATACCCTTAATTGCAGGAGGAACTGGAGGAACACCTGTAACTGCAGGAGGAACTGGAGGAACACCTGTAACTGCTGGGGGACTACCCGTAACTGCAGGAGGAACTGGAGGAACACCTGTAACTGCTGGGGGACTACCCGTAACTGCTGGGGGAATACCCTTAATTGCAGGAGGAACTGGAGGAACACCTGTAACTGCAGGAGCAATCGGAGGAATACTTGTAATTATAGGAGGAACCCCCGGAACTGTTATTACAGAAATTAATTTTAAAGAATTTCAAATTTCAATTCAAAAAACCTTTAAAGATAAGTTTTCTGGGTGGTCAATTGGGGAACTTCAAATTCTTGATGAGTTAGATGATAAATTTGATAATAAAAGAAGTACATTCCCACTCACACTCTCTGGTAATTTATTTTCTATAAGATCATCAAAGGGTTCAAATATTAACGTACAAGATACATTATTAATCTTTATCAATGATATTCTTCAAGAACCTGGAAAAGGATATGTATTTCCTGGAGGAAGTATTATAAGATTTACGGAATCACCAAAAATTGGAGATACTTCAAAAATTCTTTTCTATCGAGGAAGTGGATCTATTGATGTTGTAGATGTTAATATTTTAGAAACTGTTAAGATTGGTGATGAACTTACAATTGGTTATGACCCCTTTCTCAGACAGTCACCAACTCTGCAAGAAGAAGAGAGAACAGTTACTACTATTAATTCTATAGATTTAGTTAATACTAATCCATATTTTGGACCAGGAAATATTAATGATGAAACTCTTGAAAGACCCATAACTTGGTGTAGACAAACTGAAGATAAAATTATTAATGGATTAGTAATTGGAAAAGATAGAATACTTTATGAAGCGGGGATCACCCCAACATCATATTTAATACAATCTGTTGGAGTTGGAAATACTATTCTTTATGTGGATAATGTAAGACCATTCTTTAATGCAATAAATGAAAATGATACCTCATTAGCATTTCAAAATAAAGTTACACTTATTCCTCAAGAACCTAAAGTAGGTGCCTCTGCAACTGCAATAGTGTCTATTTCTGGAACTATTACTTCTATTCAAATTAGTGACGGCGGAGTTGGATATATGAATATCCCATCAGTTACTATTCAAAATTCTGTTGGGATTGGAACTACATTACCTGTCAATGCAACTGCATCAGCACTCATATCTTCTGGAAATGTAACTTCAATTAGTGTTGTAAATCCTGGTATCGGTTATACATTTACAAATCCACCAATTGTATTTGTTGAACCACCCTCATTTGAAACTGAAACTAATGATGTAACTAATTATGCAGGAGATTCTGGTATTATTGTTGGATTTGGAACAACAACAATTTCTGGAACTAATAAAATTATCTTCGATTTTCATATTCCTCTAGATTCATATTTAAGAAATACTTCAATTGTTGGAAGTGCAGTTACGATTAGTTCTATTAGTGTTGGGGACTACTTCCTGATATATAATTCAAATGTTGGATCTGCATCTACGTTGATCACTTCGAGAGATATTAGTAATAATGTTATCGGAATTGGAACTAATTTTGTAAATAATGTTTATCAAGTAGATGCCATAAATAATATTCAATCTAATATTATTGGAATAGGAACAACAAGTGTAAGAAGAATATTTGCAAGAATTAGTGGTATTTCTAATATTACAGGATATTCTGGGGTAGGGATAGGTACTACTTCAACTAATTTTGGCAATTTTAGTTGGGGAAAAATTGAACTTGCAACAAGAACAGAAGAAAATTCTTATAACTTCTATGGAAATAACGGAGTTGGTGGAATTTCAACTTCTGGAGTTGTTAAAAGAACTCTTCCACTCAGGTTTGAAAAGTATATTATTACTTAAATAAATAGATAAAAAGTTATCATAAAATGGCAGCAATCATAACCGACCAAATTAGAATATTAAATGCAAAGAATTTTGTTGCAGGAGTAAGTTCTTCAACAAATTCTTACTATTCTTTTATTGGTTTACCAAATCCTACTGATATTCAAAGTGATTGGGATACTAATCCACCATCACCTAGAGATAGTTTTGATGAAGAAAACAATTATTGGGATACTATGATTGCATTAAAAAAAATAAATGCAAGTGATATAAGACAAGTAGTTCAAAAACGTTTTTGGTCATCAGGTACATCTTATGATATGTATCGCCACGACTACAGTACATCAAATACTGCAAAGGTTTCTGGCGCAACTAATTTATATTCAGCATCATATTATGTTTTGAATAGTGATTATAGAGTATATATTTGCTTACAAAATGGGACTACTCCAGATAATTTAAATGGTGGACCATCACTCGATCCTCCATTATTTACTGATTTGGAACCAAGGAAAGCAGGAACTAGTGATGATGGATATATTTGGAAATACCTTTATACAATTAAACCATCTGACATTATTAAATTTGAATCTACTGATTTTATGCCGGTTCCTATAAATTGGGAAACGAGTGCTGACAATGCAACAGTTAGAGAAAATGCGATTGATGGATCTATTAAAATTGTAACTATTACTAATAGAGGATCCTCTGTAGGACCTCCTAATGAAACCTACACAAGAGTTCCTATTCGCGGTGATGGGTCTGGAGCAGAATGTACCATTGTTGTTGATAACAACCAACAAATTGAATCTGTTACAGTATCAAATCAAGGTTCTGGTTATACTTTTGGTACTATTGATTTAGATGCGGGAAATGTTCCTACTGGTGTTACCATACCAACATTTAATGTAATTATTTCTCCTAAGGGAGGACACGGAGCAGATATTTACCGAGAACTTGGAGCATATAATGTCCTGATGTATTCTAGAATTGAAAACGATAATCAAAATCCAGACTTTATTACAGGAAATAAGATTGCAAGGATTGGAATTATTGAAAACCCAGAATCATTTGATTCATCTCAAATTCTACCTTTAGATAAGGCAAGTGCTGTGTATGCACTAAAGTTAACTGGTATTGGAATTGAGTCTGCAACATATAATACAAATTCAGTTATTACCCAAACAGTTTCTACCGGAACTACTGCTGTTGGTAAAGTTATTAGTTATGATCAGATTACTGGAGTATTAAAGTATTGGCAAGATAGATCTAATTCGGGATTTTCAACAGTTGGAGTTGCAATAACTAACCCAGTTTTCGGATTTGATCAAGTTAAATTTACAAGTTCTCCTGGCACTGGAGGAAGTCTTGTAATTACTGGCGGATCTTCAAGTTTATCAATTGATGATACATTTGATGGTTTATCTACTGTGATAAATAATAGAATATATTACCTTGGACAATCCTTTACGAGGGGTCTTTCAAATCCAGAAGTAAAAAAATATTCTGGAAATATTATTTACGTAGATAATAGACCGTCAATTACAAGGTCATTAAATCAAAAAGAAGATATTAAAGTCATTTTGCAGTTTTAAAAAATTATGTCTCAGCAAACTAATCTCAATGTAGCACCATATTTTGATGATTTTAATGCAAATAATGACTACCATAAAGTTCTGTTCAAACCAGGAGTACCTGTTCAAGCAAGAGAATTAACAACTCTTCAATCAATTCTCCAAAATCAAATTCAAAAGTTTGGTCAGCATTTTTTTAAAGAAGGTGCTAAAGTAATACCAGGAAACACTGGATATACACAATTATATAATTGCGTTCAACTTCAAAATAATTTTCTTGGAGTTCCTGTTGAAGCATATATAAATCAACTTATTGGGGCTAAAATAACAGGACAAACTTCTGGTGTAACTGCAGTTGTAGATAATATTCTTTTTTCTCAAGATTCCGAAAAAGGAAATCTTACCCTTTATATTAATTATTTGGGATCAAGTACTCAAAATAATGCAACTCAACAATTTTCTGATGGTGAATCTTTAGTCACAAATATTATAATTTCTTCAGGTCTTTTAGGAAATACTTCTATTGCTGCGGGGCAACCATTTGCATCCACGCTTGCAAATAATTCCACTGCAGTAGGATCTTCTTTTAATATAATAGAAGGTGTATATTTTATTCGCGGACAGTTTATAAATGTACAGACCGAAACTTTAATTTTAGATCAATATAATAATAAACCAAATTATAGAGTGGGTCTATTTGTAAATGAACAAATTATCAACTCTGACATTGATGAAACACTAAATGATAATTCTCAAGGATTTAATAATTACGCAGCACCAGGCGCAGACCGATTAAAAATTTCAGTATCCTTATTCAAAAAAAGTTTAGAAGATTATGATGATAATAATTTTATAGAATTAGCAACTATACAAGATGGAATTTTACAAACTGTTCGCTGGCCTGGATCAAACTATAATTTACTCCAAGATGAATTAGCAAGAAGAACTTATAATGAATCTGGTGATTATGTTGTTACACCATTTGATGTCTCAGTAAAAGATTCTCTGAATGATAACAAAGGAAATCGAGGTATTTTTAATCTTGGGCAATTTACTTATGGAGGATCAACTCCATCTGATGATTTAGCAGTTTATCAAATATCTCCAGGTAAAGCAATTGTTAGGGGATATGAGGTAGAAACAATTAGCCCAACGTTTTTAGATGTAGAAAAACCAAGAACAACTAAAACACTTGAAAATCAATCAATAAACTATAATACTGGATCAACATTATCATTAAATAATGTGCAGGGATCTCCAATAATTGGAATTGGAAATACTTATGTTTTAAGTTTAAGAAATGAAAGAGTAGGAACATCAAATACAATTGCATCCGGTAAAGAAATTGGCGTTGCTAGGGTGTATGATTTTAGATTAGAATCTGGATCTTACAGACTTTCAAATGCAAACTTAAATGAGTGGAATATTTCACTATACGATGTTCAAACCATCACAGAAATTACTTTAAATGAACCTATTACACTATCAGTACCAACCTTTGTTGAGGGTGCAAATAGCGGGGCGAACGGATTTATTAAAGATGCAGTTTCAGCAAGTAATTTAATTACACTCTATGATACTCAAGGTACTTTTTTAAGAAACGAAACGTTTATTTTTGATGGAATTCCAAATGGAAGAGTAGCAACTGCGATTACATCATATGGACTTTCTGATGTTAAGTCTGTCTATGGTTTAGTGGGTTCTGCATCAACATTTTCAGCAGATTCTATACAATCCACAAAATCTAATATTGGAATTGCACTTATTTCTCCAGTTTCTTCGGGTGTTAGCACTATCACAAGTTCTAACGTATTATTTCCAGGAAACCTTGTTAAAAAAGATAATTTAATTTCATATAGTGATACTTCATTGGCAGATTCCGTTTTTGCAAAAGTTGTAAGTGTAGGATCTACTGCGATTACAATCACAGGAGTTACCACTATTTCTGGAATTGCCCAAGGACAATTACCAACTACAGCATTAGAAGTAACAGATCTTAAAGTATTAACAACTGCATCAGTATCATCAAATGATAATACTTTATATACAATACTTCCAAAACGTAATATTTCTTCAGTTGATTTAACAGATGCTAGTTTAATTATTAGAAAATCTTTCACTGTTAATATTGCATCAAATAAGTTATCGGTTCCAATAAGTGCGGGAACGAATGAAACGTTTCTACCTTTTGATGAAGAAAGATATTCATTAATTAGATCTAATGGATCCACTGAAGTACTAACTTCAGATAGATTTGCGTTTATTGACGGAGGAAGGCAACTTCAAATTTTTAACTTAGGAACTAATGATACTGGAGCAATTTTAATTACTACTTTAAGAAAAATTAAACCAACCTCAAAAATTAAAAGGAGAAATAGAGTTAATAGTATCATAATTAATAAATCAAAATACAATGGGTCGGGTATTGGTGAAACTACACTAAATGATGGACTTGAATTTGGAAATTATGCTTTTGGTACTAGGGTGCAAGATAAAAATATTTCATTAAATGTTCCTGATATTATTGAAATACACGGCATTTTTGAGTCGGCAGATACTGAAAATCCTTCCGCACCAAAAATGGTTCTTTCTTCTATTAGTGGTCCAACTAATACAACATCCGACTTAATAATAGGAGAGGAAATTTTAGGGCAAAATGGAAGCACTATTGGTATTGTTGCAGAAAAATTAACTACATCACAAATTATCTTTGTATCTAAAAACGATAATGCCTTTAAAGAAGGCGAGACTGTAACTTTCAGAGAATCTAATATTCAGGCAATAGTAACAGCATTAGATTCACCAAGTTTTAATATTTCATCTAACTATACATTTACAATTGGACAAAAAGGATCTTTTTATGATTATGGATTTATTAGTAGAAAATCAAATGCCGACGAACCAAATAAAAAAATAAAAATTTATTTTTCAAATGGGTTTTATGATTCTTCCGATGATGGTGATATTACAACAGTAAATTCATACAATACATTCGATTATGG